AAAGCAAAGCTACTCACAAATAAGATTACTATCAGTAGAAAATGATACATATGCATGGGTACCTATTGAGGACGGAACACTATGTAGAGGAAGCGAAGCAAAAGACAATACAGGGCAAAGAATATACGAAAAGGACCATATAGAGTTTGATTGTAAATCAATACAAGATAAACCAATGGTAGGGGAAGTATATTACAGCGTGGATAAATACCAATGGAGATGCAAAGCAATCAACCAGCAGGACACACCACAACATGATGCGGTATTAGATTTTGACTTAGCATTTGTATTAAATAATGGGAAAGTAAAAGTAATAGGCAATAGATTAGAGGGATATGAGCATGAATGACAGATACAGAAATGTATGTAAAGCACTTGATCATATTGTAAAGTGCCGAACAAAAGAAGCAAAACAAGTATTTATACCATACTGGGGTTATGTGTTTACTCCGTCAGAGGAACTACTAAAAGCAAGAATAAGAAGAAACCTATGTAAGGAAAGTAAAGTATTTTACCAAAGGGTAAGGAGTTATTATGAAACCACCATGCAGGGAGTGCCAATTTAGAGAAGTAGGATGCCACAGTAAATGTGAAAGCTACATTCAATGGCGAGTGCAGCTAGATAAATATAACGAGCAAAAGAATATACAGAATGATGCGAGCAAATACATTAGAGATAATGTAAGCACTATTAGACACAGAATGAGAAAGCTAAAAGGATATAGCTGTACTGTGAGGGACTAATAAATGAAGTTAGATTTATGGGTAAGGCTAAATATAACAATGGCTGATGATAATAAAGTAAGTGGTTGGACACAGATATATGGAAAACATGAATTAGCTATGTACAAGAAACCTTTTAAATCATTAAAGCCAATTGTTAATGATCACATAGAGAGAATAAACTGGCTAACTATTTGTAATAGGTGGGGTGAAACAACCCAAGTTATAGAAGTGAATACAAGTAAGATAAAGAAATATATTATCAAAGAGTGCGTACAACCATGTGAAGAAGAAGAATGGGATTTAGTTAGGAAATGGTATAGAGAACACTCAAGAAAAGAACGTGAAAAGGAAGAAAAAATAAGCTAGGAGGATAAGAAATGCAAAGAAAGTGTCATAGATGTGATAGGTTATTTACACCAGATAGTCATAGCACATGGTGTCCAGATTGTAGAGCAGGCAAACCAGTAAAGCCTAGAAAGACAAAGGAACAAATAGAGCTAGAGCGCCTTGAACGATTAGAGAAAGCATTTAAATACACAAGATATTGTATACAGTGTGGAAAGAAGTTCTATACAAATGATACACGTAAGGTAATATGCGGTGATTGGGAATGTGAAGAAAAACAAAGATTTGAACTTCGAAGAGCAAGCTGTAGGAAAGGAAAACAAAAATGAGGATACTAAGCATTGGGTTTGGGGATAAAAAGAAAGTAAAGTATGAGAAAGCAAATAATGCTGGTATTACTGAAACATATCAATTAAGTACAGAGGACGATTTCAGACCAGAGATATTAGAACCATATGTAAATGCAAGAGCATTAGTATTTGAAGTGTTTAAAGTATTTAAGCTGTTTGAAGAAGAGTGGATGAAGATTAAATCCATTAGCTTTAAATGGCATAAAGAAATGCCTAGAGTTATTACAGAAGTAAAATATGTGCTTTTAATTACTAACAAAAAAGGTGATGAATGTACAATTAGCACTTCATGGCTTCCAGTAGAAGAGGAAACACAAGATAAATTAATTCCATTGGTAGAAGAAATAGAAATGTTTGTAAGAGGTGCAAGAGCACAGGGGAAACTATGGGAAGAAGAATTGGAAGCTGATGCGGTTGACGGTGAAACATTTCACATCAATGATCTAGTACAAGAAGGGAAAGAGAATGATTAAAAACCAATTAATTTATGTAGCGCATCCATTTGGTGGAGATAAAGCTAATAAGTATTCCATTGATACAATTATGGAAAACTTAGTAATGCTAGATAAGAACAACACATATCTATCACCTCTTCACAATTTCAGCATGTTGTACTTTGATACACAGTACGCCAAAGGTTTAAAAATATGTTTGGACATGTTGAATAGGTGTGATGCATTAGTATTATGTGGAGAATGGGAAACATCAAAGGGATGTATTGGGGAATGGTCATTTGCAATAGCTAAAGGGATGCCAATATATACATGGAAAGAGTGGACTGATAAATTAAAGGAACAGGGAGATAATAGCCGATGACAGGAAGGGAATATTTAAATCAGATACGTGATACTGATTTGAATATCAAATGTAAGGAAAGAGAAGTGTTAAGGCTGCAACAAGATATAATGTATCTGCAAGCACTAGACTATAGCAAAGACATTGTAAGCGGAGGGCAACCAATCACATTTGAAGATAAGATAGCAAATATTGATGCACTATCAAATGAACTGATGAGGGAATGGAGCGGTTACCTAAGAGAAAGGGAAAGAGCAAGATTTCTTATCAATGCAATATCTAGTGCCAAGCAAAAGGCGGTACTGATTGATAGATACATTAATTGTTACACATGGGAAAAGGTAGCAGAATTAATAGGGTGTTCGGTGCAAAACATTCACAATCTGCATAAGCGTGCAATTAGAAATTTTGAAGTAATTTTTAAAAAGGTTGATAGTATTTGACTATCAATTTATGGGATACTATACGTGGGCATGGATGAAGAGAACACTTTCAACAAGCCTCCTAGAAAAACTACACACTATTAAGGACTACATCATACAAGGTCGCACAACACAGTATGATGCGGTCCTTTTTAGTTTATAAGGGGTATTTGATGAAGCATAAAAGAATTACATCCAAGAAAACGATACAAGAAGTTCGCAAGCCATATTGTGAAATATGCGGACAAAGAACGAATATAGAACCACATCATATTAATACACGTGGAAGCGGTGGCGGAGATATTAAGGAGAACTTAATACAACTCTGCACACAATGCCATATCAATACACATAGTGGCCAATATCCAACTAAAGATGATTGCTTAAATAAAGTAGCAGAGCGTGAAGGTATTACATATGATGAAGCATATGCAATAAATCGTAGAGCAATGGGATATGATGTATGACTAGAATATGTTGTAACAGGGATAGATGCCTTAATAATAAATATGGCATCTGTACTGCAGACACAATTGAATATGAGGGAATATGTCAAAGCTACATAACACAAAATGATGCAAGAAAAACTAATTGCGGATTATGTAGAAGGACACATGGGAAGTTAAAGCGTAATAGCAATACGGTATTAAAGTAGAGGTGATGCAATGCTAAAAGCATGTAGCTATTGTGGAGGAATACATGAAGGAGCATGTCCACATAAGCCAAAGCGCAACTACAAACAAGAACATAACAATGCATCTGCTAGTAGAATAAAAGAACGCAAGTTTAGAAGCAGTAGTGAGTGGCAAGACTGTAGGAAAGACATACTAGATCGTGATAAACATTTATGTAGATTATGCTTGCACGAAGATAATTATATTAGTGTAGGGCAACGCTTAGATGTACATCACATTGAACCATTACACGAAGCATGGAAGAAGCGTACTGATGAAAAGAACTTGATTACATTATGCAAGATGCATCACTACAAAGCAGACCATGGAGAATACAAGAGGGAGTACTTGAAAAAAATAATTAGCACCCCCCCTACCATAAAATAATTTTTTTGCGAAAAAGTCCAAGACCGTACTGCTCACCACAATTTACACAATTTTCCCTAATGGGACATGCGTGCGCACGTGAATATATATTTATTTATATTGTAACTATACAAGGATGCTGCAATAGAGAGGAAAGGAGGTAGACACATGAGAAAGGCTGTATCAGCAAGGACTACAAAGAAGCATTTAACAAAGGCAGAAAAAGAAAAACGTATTGCAGTAGAAAATGCGTTTATTGATGATGCGGAAATAGAACCGCCAAGCTATCTAACTAAAACACAATTAGAAGCATTTCACTTTATTGTTGATGCATTAAGGCAAGCCAAAGTATTAAGCCGATTAGATACACAAACAATTATTCAAGCTAGTGTAGCTATTGATATGCTACACACAGCAAATAAGCGTGTGGCCAAAAGGCCCACACTTGCAATTGATAGGGAGTTTGTGGCAACACAAGAAAAGCTGGTGAGAACCTATTTGAAATTGTGTGATGAATTGTGTCTATCTCCACAATCTAGGGCAAAGCTGGGTGTGCTTGTAGCTAATCAAAAAGAAGAAGAACAAGATCCATTGCTTAATGTACTGCAAGGGGGTAGTAGTTGATGCATAAAAAACATCCAGCCTACAAGTACGCAATGGATGTAGCAGAGGGCAAAGTCAATGCACCCAAATATGTCAAACTACAGGTAAAGGAATTTCTTACTATTGCTAATGGTAAAGATAGCCGATACATGATTGACGATAACAAAGTGCATACTATAGGCGAACTATTGAAGTTAATGGTAATGCCTAAAGGTCTAAAAGCAAACTCTACTGTGTATGATGCGATGGCTGGCTTTCAATGGCTATTCATCATAGCTATTCTAGGCACTGTAGAACGTGATAATAAAGACAAACGAAGATATGAAAACGCAATACTAGAAATATGCAGAAAGAACGGCAAGACATTCCTAATTGCTGTTCTTTTTATTTTGCTTTTCTTCATTGAACCTAAATTCTCTAAATTCTATTCGGTAGCACCAGATGGTTCTCTATCTCGTGAGATTAAAACGGCTATTGAGGAGATTATACGAAGTAGTCCAGCACTACTGGGAAAGATGAATGGCAAAGAAAAGTTTAAAATACTGCGTGATTATATCCATTGCAACATTACTGAAAATAGATATACACCTCTTAACTACTCAACAGGGCGGTTAGATGGTAAGTTGCCTAGTGTATTCCTTGTAGATGAAACTGGTGCATTGCCTAATACATACGCTATTGAAGCGATGAGGTCAGGGCAGTTGACGATATTAAACAAGCTAGGCTTCATAATTTCAACTAAATATCCTACACTTAACAATCCATTTGAAGATGAAGTGGACTATGCAAAGCGTGTATTGAATGGTGCGGTAGATGATGATAAGGTATTCGCCTTGTTATATGAACCAGATGATACCAAAGGATGGGCCACGAACGATGAAGTGTTAGAACAAAGTAACCCACTTGCAATTGAGATGGAAGAAATCATGGATGATTTGAAATCTAAACGGCAAGTAGCTATAGAGATTGAAAGTAAACGTGAGAACTTCATAACAAAGCATTGCAATATCATTTATAGCGGTGCTGGTAGTGAAAGTTTTGTAAACGTAGCCGATTTACAGAAAGGTGCAGTAGATCATATCGACTGGAGTGGCCGTGAAGTGTTCCTTGGTGTTGACTTGGCTATGACTACAGATAACTGTGCCGTGTCTATGGTGGCCTTTGATGAAGAAACAGAAAAGGTATATCTTGATGCGGTTGCCTTTGTACCAGAAGATAGAATAGACGAGAAGTCAAAATTGGAACGTATTCCATATCGTGATTTTATTAACGCTGGATATTGTCTAGCGTGTGGCAATCGTACTGTAGATTATGGTGCTATTGAACGCTACATAATGCAAATAGAAGCCAAATATGGGGTTACTGTAATGGGTATTGGCTATGATAGGTATAATGCTTTATCAACTGCACAAAAATTAGAAGATGCAGGATATACGATGGTAGAAATCAAACAACATTCTAGCGTGTTACATCCTGCTACAAAATGGCTTGCAGAATTGGTAGCCGATGGCAATCTTGTTTATGAAAAAGGTAACAAATTACTAGAAATCAACTTTGAAAACTCACGATGTGTGTACGATACTAACATGAATAGGTATGTTAACAAGAAAAAATCACGAGGTAAGGTTGATATGGTAGTAGCTGGTATCAATGCAATGTACCTATTGCATCAAAATTATATGCTTAATAGTACCCTTGATTGGGTTGTACAAATGTAGAAAGGGGGTGAAATATTGGGATTAATTAAAAATATCTTTGGTTTAGAGGTTAGAGAAGAAGCGGTAGTAAGTGAAAACTCATTCATTGATACGGCTGACGATGTGGATTTAGGGCTTCCTAGCTTTGATGCATCTACAAATGTAACACGCAAGCAAGCGTTAAGCGTACCAGCGGTAGCAAGTGCGTTGTTTTTGATTAGTGGTATTATTGCTGGTATTCCTATCAAGCTATACAAACGAGATGGTAATACTATTACAGAAATCACAGATGATGAACGTACAAAGCTATTGAACATTGAAACAAATTCAACGCTAGGTGCGTTTGAAACAAAGCAAGCCATGATTAATGATCTAATCATGGAAGGTGCTTGTTATTGTTACATTGGTAAAGATGGCAACAATGCTACATCATTACAATATCTGCCTAAATATCGTGTAAGTGTGCTAGATAATGGCAAGCTAATTGATAGGACTGTACTTTTCTTAGTAGATGGGAACTACTACGATAACTTTAATATCATGCGTGCGGTTAGAAATAGCAACGATGGGGTGCATGGTAGAGGGTTGTTAGACGATAACGCTACACAGATTTCTAGTATGTACAATGCGTTAGTGTATGAAAATGGTGTAATCAGTAAGGGTGTGCGTAAAGGCTTCCTTAAATCTGAGGGGAGATTGACAGTCAAAGCACTTGAAGCACTCAAAAAAGCATGGCGAATGATGACGGCTAAGCTTGGTACTAGCGATGTAATTGTACTTAATAAGGGTATTACATTTGAAAGTGCTGATAGTACTGCCGTAGAAAACCAACTCAACGAAAGCAAACAAACAAACGCTGACTTAATTTATAAATTGTTTGGTTTTACTGATAAAACATTTACAGATGAGAAAGCATTTAATATTTTTGTTAAAACAACAATTATGCCGATTGTAAATTGCTTTGTTGAAGCTATTAATCGTTCAATGTTACTTGAAACTGAAAAAGGCAATCTGTATTTTAGCTTAGATATGAATGATTTGCTTAAAGCAGATATGCTTACACGCTTTAATGCATATAAGACTGCATTGGATAGCAACTGGATTAACGTAGATGAAATTCGTCAACGTGAGGACTTATCCCCTATGGGTATTGACTTCGTAAGTATGAACCTTGCGAACGTATTCTATTATCCAGATACGAAGAAAGTGTACACACCAAATACTGGTGTACTTGGTGATTTAACTACACTAAAATCTGTGAAAGGGGGTGAAAATGATGAAAATTGAAGTCCGTAATGGTGCAGTTATGATTGAGGGTTATGTAAATGTTACAGAGCGTTTAAGTAAACCTATTCGTGATGTAAGGGGTAATTTTTTAGAAAAAGTACAAAGTGGTGCGTTTAATTCTGCATTACAACGTAATAATAATGTAGAGTTACGCTTCAACCACCGCAGAAAATTGGGAGACCAACAAGACGGCTCGCTTGAATTAAGAGAAGATAGCATTGGTTTATACGCAAAAGCTATTGTATCTGATGCGGAAGTAGTACAACTAGCAGAAAATAGACAACTTAAAGGCTGGTCTTTTGGTTTTAGAAAACTAGAAGATGAATGGGATAAACAAGAAAATATGCCAGAAGTACGCACATTGAAGTCTATTGATGTAAGTGAAGTTAGTATTTTATCTGTGAACCCAGCATATATTGCAACATCTATTAATGTACGAGCAGATGAAGGTGAAGATTTATTAGAATGTAGATCTAACGAAACTGCAACAGGTGCATTGGAATATGATATTGAAGAACGTAAGACTGATGATGAAGAAGAAACCAGCAATCAGAAATATCATGACATTTTAAAAGAACTTAATGCTTAGCATCCACCATATGTGGGTGCTTTTTTAATGCAAAGAAAAGAGGATAGCATGAATTTTAAAAAACTTATTGAAAAACGTAATGGTTTGGTTGAAGAAATGAACAACCTTGTTAAAGTGGCAGATGAAGAAACTCGTGCCCTTAATGAAGAAGAAACAACAAAATTCGAAGGTCTACAAAAAGAAGTAGCAGACATTGACAAAACATTGAAACTTGCAAAAGAAGAACGCTCTATGATGTCTGTATCTGATGATGAAGCACCAGCTAAAACAGATGAAAAAGCAATGGCAATGGCAGAAGAACGTGCGTTCGCTAACTTCTTGCGTAGTGGTGAAACTACATTCGCTGATACTGAAACACGTGCAGATGTAAACCTTACTAAAGGCGATAATGGTGTAGTAATTCCATCCACTATTGCTGAACGTATCATTGGTACTGTTAAACGTATCGCACCTATCATTGAAAACTCTGATTTCTACGATGTAAAAGGTGATTTGGTATTCGCAGTTGAAGATGAAAGCACATCTAAAACTACTTGTGCATATGTTGGTGAATTCCAAGAACTTGAATCTACAAGCGGTAAATTCAAATCTGTTACATTGAAAGGCAATGTAGTGGGTGTATTGACTAAAGTATCCAAATCCTTAATCAATAACGCTGGCTTCGATATCGTAAACTATGTTGTAACTAAAGTAGCGGAAGCAATCGTTGTATTCTTAGAAAACGAAATGATTAATGGTTCTGCTAAAATTCAAGGTTTATTGAATGCTAAAAACATTGTAACTGCTGGTAGTGCAACTGCAATCACTGCAGATGATTTGATTGAACTTCAATTCAAAGTACCTCAACAATATCGTGGTAATGGTGTATTCATCATGAACCCAGAAACATTCAAAGCGTGTGCTAAATTGAAAAATGCACAAGGCGAATACTTGTTGAATAAAGACCTTACAAATGGTTATGGCTATACATTGTTGGGCCGTCCTGTTTACGAGTCTGACAATATGCCTAAAATTGCTACTAAAGCGAAAGTTGCAATCTATGCAGACCTTAAAGGTTATGCTACAAAAATCAGCGGTGAAAACTCTGAAATCTCTGTATTGCAAGAACGCTTCTATACTCAATACGCAGTTGGTGTAGCTGGTTATGTTGAAGTTGACGGCAAAATTGTTGATGAACAACGTATTGCTACATTAGCAATGGCTTAATAGTCATGAAGTACAAGGTGTTAGTTGGTTATAGTGGGGTAGTATCTGCCCCACTTGATAGCATTGTTGAGTATACAGACGAGGTAATCATCAATGATCTATTGCAAGCTGGTTACATCGAGCCTGTAAAACAAGCTAAAACCAAAAGCAAAAAGGCTGAAACAGAGGAGTAGACATGAAAGTTAGTGAGTTAAATCTTGATATTGTATCGAACTATATTCGTGTTGATGTTACAGCCGATACTAAACCTATTTTAGACATGGTATTATCTGCAGCAATTTCTTATTGTATGACATATATGGGTATTGCTGATAAGACTACACTTGATGATTATGAAGATATGCCTATTGCGGTATTGAGTTTATGCGGTGAATTTTACGATAATCGTACATTTACGGCCGTTGAAAATGCGGTGGTAAACCCTACGGCACAAGCTATCTTAGATAAGTATTCAATGAACTTATTATAGGTGAAATTATGTATAGAAAAGGTAGATTAAGCACTTTATTGCAACATCAAGCAGAAATTCACGCTAACAGAAAATCAACCACTATGAATGAATTGGGGCAATATCCTATTGTTGATACAGTTATAGGCAATATGCATTGTGGTGTTATCCCACAGACTGGCGGTCTATTAAGTGGTAGAACGGCAGAAACTACACTTGCTAGAACTACACATAAGATTGTGTGTAGGTATCGCAATGATATTGAACCGGATATGTGGCTAATTATTGAGGGGCAGAAATATAACATCTTGTATGTTATGGATCCATACCTTAATAAAGAGCGACTAGAAATATTTACAGAGGTTGTAATCTAATGGGTATTGATATTGAAACAGAAGGTTTGAGTGAGTTTTCTCAAGAGTTGCTAGACCTAGCGACTAAAGACTTTCCGAAAGATACAAAGAATTTTCTTCAACGTGCTGGTAATAAGCTAAAAGCTAATGCAAAAAACAACTATAAAAGCGGTACTACGCAAGGCACAAAGAACCTTGTCAAAGGTCTTAAACGTGATAGAGCGTATAAGTATGGCAAGGATGAGTGGCAAGTGCGTGTTAAGAATACCGCACCTCATGCATGGCTAGTAGAACACGGCCACGTGATGCTAGGTCATTCTGCACAGGGTAAACCTAAATTGATAGTTGGTAATACAGGAGAAGCCTTTGTAAGAGGTAAAGCCATCATGGGTAAAACTGCTAAAGCATTTCCGTCAGAATATCAAGGGTTAGCGGAAGAATTTATTGATAAGATGCTTAATGAAAAAGGTTTAGGCTAGTGATAACGGCAATTGAAATAGTAAAAACATTAACAGTAAAGTGCAGAGAACTGCTAAATTGTGATGTTAATGATAGAGATATTTCAGAGGGATTTACTAGACCATCATTTTTTATTGAGGTTGTAGACTTTAACAATGAAGATATAGGCGAAATCCTAAGAGGGGATACGCTTAATATCTATATCTACTACTTCAATGAAAAGCGTGAAATTGGCTATCTTAACTTACTCAAAGCAAGGGAAAGCTTGCGTGAGATGTTAGCGATGCCAGTTAACGTAGCAGATGGTTTTAGTATTACTGCATCTGATATAGTCGAAACAATCAATAAGGCTGATATGTCATATATCACTAACTTTGATGTAACGATCTATCAAAACAGACCAGAAGCAGATGCACCTTACATGGAAAAATTGGCGGTCAACGGAGAGTTGCAAGAGCCAACGGAGGAATAGTTATAGCACCCACCATGTATGGGTGCTATTTTTAATGGGTAAAAGGAGCAGAATATGGCGATTGGCTTACCAAATATTGATATCGTATTCTTGCAAAAGGCGGTATCTGCCGTGCTACGTTCCGAACGTGGTACTGCATTAATCATCGTTAAAGATGATAAACAAACAGAAATTGGCTATGATGTATTCAAATTTGAAGCAGACATTACCGATAAAAAATACAATGCCGATACAATTAAATTGTTGAAGCGTTGCTTCTATGTGAATGTAAATAAAGTAGTGGTATTACATGTACCATCTAAAACAACTGTATTTGCAGATATTAAACAAGTATTAGACCGCATCAAGTATAACTGGGCTTGTACTACTGTTGCAGAATGGCAAACAGATTTAGTATCTTATACAAAATCTCGTAATGTTATCTCTAAAGGTCGCAAAGTTAAATGCGTAGTTGCTAATGTAGCAGTTGCAGATGATAAACACGTTGTAAATATGAAAGGTAATTTTGTACATGAAGCTGATGCGGTAGCTGGCACTAATGTCAAAATGACTGATTACTTACCACGTATTACATCTATTTTGGCTAACCTACCAATGAACCGCAGCATTACATACTACGAATTGGAAGATTTAGACTATGTGGATAACTCTTATGTTACTGCAGAAAAAGATGTAAATAAGTGGACTGATGAAGGCTGGTTGCTTCTTATCAATGATGATGAAGATAACGTAGTACGTGTGGGCCGTGGTGTTAATACATTGACTACATTCACATCTACTGATACAGAAGATATGCGTAAAATCATCATTGTTGAAAGTATGGATTTAATTCAAGAAGATTTATACTCTACATTCAAAAAATACTATGTAGGCAAGTATAAAAACCATTTGGACAACCAATACTTGTTTATTTCTTCTGTAAACGCTTATTTCAAATCCTTAACTAAAGTTGTTAATGGTGAAATCTTAGATCCAGAATATGATAATCATGCATTCGTTGATGTAGAAAACCAAAGACAAGCATGGTTATCTGTTGGTAAAACAGAAGCAGAAGATTGGGATGAAGCGAAAGTTAAAGAAATGTCCTTCAAGTCTACTGTATTTATTGCTGCTAAAGTTAAAATCTTGGATGCTATGGAAGATTTGTCCTTCCAAATTACTATGGAATAGGGGGTAAAGTATGGCAAGTAAAGACATTCATAATCAAATCTTGCGTGGTCAATTCGGTAAAGTATGGATTGACGGCGAATTATATGCCAATGTTAAATCGTTTGAAGCTAAAATCTCCCTTAAATATGAAGCGGTAGATATCAATGGTGAAATGGGTGTACATCAACGCTTAGTAGGTTTTGAAGGTGCTGGTACATTAGTACTCCACAAAATCGATAGCCGTGTAGCACAAAAGATTGCTGGCAAAATCAAAAATGGTAGTGTGCCAGATATCAAAATCGTATCTAAATTAACTGACCCAGATGTAAATGGTGCTGAACGTATCGAACTAACTGGTGTTACTTTAGATGAATTGACACATGGTTTTGAAAATAAAAAAGTACAAGAAGAAAGCTATCCTTTCAAATTTGCGGATTACAACTATCTTGACTTAATTCTTTAATATGTAGGCGGTGCTTAATGCATCGCCTTTCCTTTTTAATGTGAGGTGGATAATATATGGCTAAATTACAACTTGAAGATTTGCTTAACCGCAATATGCAAGAGGGTTTTCAATCTAAAGATGTATATGTAAAAGGTTTAGGCGGTGAGTTAACTGTAATTCATCAACCATTACCTACAGTGTTACGCATTATGGATGAAATCAAACAGGATGCAACACTATCAACTGTAATGGATGCAATGGTACAACTCATCTATGCTTGCGTTCCTTTGTTTAAGAATAAAGAATTACAAGCAAAATATGAATGTGCTGAACCTACAGATGTAGTGTATAAAGTGCTAAACGATAGCGTGGAAGATATTACTGCATTGGGTGAAGCTATCTTGGGTATGTATGGTATTGCAAATCCTGTTGAAGATGTAAAAAAGCAATAAGAGCGGACAGGGAACTAACAATGTTCCGCTATTATATGCAAAAAGGCCATACATTATCCTCGTTGCTTGCATTAGATCCATTAGAACGCACGTTCTATTGTGCGTGCTTCGAACTGGATATGGAAGATTTAGAAAGGGGCAATAATGGCTAAAAGTATTAACGTATTACTTAGTCTTAAAGACCAATTTACTGCACCTATGAAAAAGGCTGGGGATAGTGCCAAAGACACAGAACGTAAGATGGTAGCCATGAAGAATAAGTTAAGTAATTTTGGTAACGGAATTAATAACAAATTCTTAGGTATTGCTGGTAGCATCGGCAAGATGGGATTAGCAATGTCAGGCTTGGGTGCGTTCGCTAGTGTTGGTGCTATTGTTGATTATGGTAAAAAGGCACTTGATGTAGCAAAAAGTGCGGAACTATCTCAAACATTATTGCGTAATAGCTTGGCTAATAACAATTCCTTGTATGATAAATCGGCACAGTCGCTAGATGCTGCACAAAAGCAATTAAATGAGTATGCATCTAAATGGGGTCAAGTAGGGGTTATCTCTGCTGGCACTATTCGTGCTGGTTATCAAGAGTTAAATAAATGGAATGTTCCTGTTGATAAGGTAGACGGCTTGTCAGAAGCCTTAACTAATTTAGTGGCTGGCAAATTTGGTATTAATGCTACGGCAGAAGATGCACAGTTAGCATCACAGGCAATCGGTAGAGCGTTCAATGGTGATGTAGCTGGCTTAACAAAGATGAAGATACCTTTAACAGAAGCACAAAAGCTAATCATTAAAAATGGTACAGAAGCCGAACGATTAGCTACTATCAATGAAATAGTCAATGGTACATTCTCTAAACAGAATGAAATACTAGCTAATACACCAGATGGACAACTAAAACGGATGAAGAACCAACAGGCAGCACTTATGGCTACGATTGGTAAGGGCCTATTGCCTATGCAAAAAGCCTTTATTGATATGGTAAGTACTATCATGCCTATAGTTGCACCAGTTATTCAAGATATATTCAATACATTTAGCGGTGCATTTACATGGATAGCACAGGTAATTACAGAGAATAAGGAAACCATCAAAACAAATCTAACAGAGGGTATGAATGTAGTTAAAAGTGTTCTGGCTACTGTTGGTAGTGTTGTTAAGTGGTGTGTTGATAATCTTGGGTTCTTAGTGCCTGTTCTTAAAGTAGTTGTAGCTGGTTTTGTTGCTTTTAATGTAATATCTAGCATCTTACCTATATTGTTATCTATATTTAGTGGCTTTATGACTGTAGTAAAAATTGTAAGAGTATTGAATATGCTAATGATTGCAAATCCTATGGTGTTTGCGTTATATACCGTGATAGCTGCTATTGCGTTATTGATCTATAACTGGGATACAGTAAAAGAGGTAGCAATAGGTGTATGGGATGCTATTTCAAGCTATGCTAGTGAATTATGGGATAGCTTAGTAAGTGGATGTACGGAATTTGTAAATGGTGTTATAGAGGTTGTTACACCTATCTATAGCCGATTTATGGAAATCATGAGTCCTATACTTGATGGTGTGATGCAAATCTTCAACGGCATTATTGATTTCATTGTAGGTGTATTTACTGGTAACTGGGATATGGCCTTTAATGGCCTAGTGCAAATCTTTAATGGTTACTTTGGAATTATCAAATCCATCGCACAAGATGTGCTTGGATGGGTACAAGATAAATTGCAATGGGCTGGCGAAAAAATCGATGCTATCAAAGAGGGCGGAGCATGGCTATATAACAATACTATAGGCCGTGTAACTGGTGAACATAATGCAACTGGTACTGAGTACTGGAAAGGTGGAGCGACATATGTCAACGAAAATCAACGTGGCGAAATTATCAACCTACCTAATGGTTCACAAGTAATTCCACACGATGAAAGCATGAAACAATTAGCAAATAATCGTGGCAATGTAACTGTGAATGTAACAGTACAAGGCAATGTTATTGGTAATGAAGATTTCATGGATGCGTGTGGCCGTCATGTAACTGATAAAGTGATGTTAGCTATGGGTAATATGTAGGGGGTGTGAAGTGAGTTTTCAAGACAATGCTAAGAGCGTAATGAAACAACGCTTGATGACTAAACAGGCAGACTTGCAGAAGTTAGCGGTAACACGTGCTACAAAGTTTGCCGATAAGATTTCACATGGTTTAGTCGGTAAGATTTTAGATTATGCCGAACGAAAACCAACTACAGATATCGTATTTCACTCTGAATTGACAGATGAATATATTACATTGCCTGTAGTACCTAATCCTTTACCTACGATTAGTGAACCGCAATCTAATGAAACCTTTAATGGCCTTAGAGGTGATATTAAACTTATAGGGCCGTTAGGGTTGCGTACATTAACACTAGATAATATCTTGTTACCGATTAATAAGGACTACTCATTTATTCGTGGTAATGGTAGCGATGGGTTGCAATGCTTGCAATTCTTTCAAGCACAACGGCAGATGAAAGCCGTGATGCGGATATGCATTATTCAATCAGATGGTAATGAAATCCTTAATATGCCGTGTGTCATTAATGATCTATCATACACCTATGACAAAATTGGCGATATTAAAGCCACAATAGGTATTGAGGAATATGTATATACTAATACATCAACAACGGCTCAATCTTCGACTGGTGGCGAAAATAAGGCTACAGATACAAAGGCTACTGATAGTAAGGCGGTTAAGAAATGAAGTTACAGTATACGAACACAACCAAAGGCAAAGATGGTAAAGATGTTACTGAAACACGTGAAATTACCGCCTATACGAACAACTATCAAAGGTCAGATGGTATTGATACACTAGGTCAAGAATTTACCTTTGATTTAGTGGATAATCCATTTGATTTTAACCTTATGGGTACAAGGCTTGCTATTGGCGGTAAGGTAGAATTTAGTAACCAACTAAGCAACAATAACAAGAGTGCTACAACGCAACTGAACGAACAACAACAGGAGCAAGTAGTATTTCAAGGTATCATAGTAGCCGAAAAACAAAGTGGTGCTAATAAGTACACTTATACTTGCTTTGACTATTGCTTTTATCTCAACAAATCAGAGATAGAAATTCAATTCAATGGTGTTAGTGGCCTTGAAGCTATCAAGAAAGTATGTAGTGAAAATAGTGTTCCTTTGGGTAATGTAGCCGATATTAAGACTAGTATCAAGAAGATATATCAAGGTGAAACAGTATCTGATGTTATCAAGGATATTATCAAGCAAGCCACAGAAGAAACTGGCTATAAATACCGCTTAGAATACAGAGATGGCAAGGTACACGTTGAGGACTACAAGGATTTAGTGCTTGATAAGGTTATCACTCAACCTATCAACAATTACTCAAGAGACTTGAGTATGGAAGATATGCGTAATAGCATT